GGTAGTCCGCAATCGCATATTGTGCACGGGTTGGGGATGGAAGATCGAGTTCAGCCCACAAAGCCTGCAAGAATAGTTTAAAATCGTCTTTGAGCAGGTCTAGTGTGTTCATAAGTTACAATCCAATACCAGATGGCATAAGTCTCATAGCGCCACCAATAGTGTTCATTAGCATTTTACCCTTTTCTTTAATTTTTTCAGGGGTAATAAAGGGTTCAGGTTCAGTAATTACTTGCCCAGTAGTAGGATCCATCTGTGGACCAGCGGCACCATACTCTTGAGGCACGTACTGTTTACGTCGAATGTCTGCTTCACTGCCTTGTTCAAGCCGCTCAGCAGCTTTACGGCGGGTTACCGTAGGGTCAGTAGAGCCTTCAATTTGAGATACGGCGGCAACAGGAGCAGCTACGTTCATAGCAGTAGCACCTGTTTTCAATGCTGGAGCGACTTTTGCTACCACATCTGGCGGTAAAATTTTCATAACTTTATCCGACACTATGTTAGCTAAACCACCTAAACCAACATCTGTTGCTAAAATATTTCCTACCTTAGAACTATCACCTTTTTCAACAGCTTCCCGCATTTGTGGATCTAGCAAAAGACCAAACAAAGCACCCGCTGATTCTCCCGGTAGATTATCACGCAAAGCTTTTAAGAAATTTTCAGCCTGCGCTACCGAACCGATAGCTGAACGTATAGAACCACCATCAATAATATAGTTGCTAAGGTTTTCCCTAATAGTCCTCTCAACTAACTCACTGTTAGCGTCATAAATATTACGGACTGCTGCTAATTCAGCTGTGCTTAAAGTTCTAGGATCAATAATTTCTAAACCTAGTCGTTCAGAAAGCTGATTTCTTAGTATTTGTAACTCACCTAAAGCAGCTAAACCTTCTTCCCGCTGACGTTCAAACATAGGCGTCATGCCTTCAACAGCCTCTTCTGCTGTTGTAGCTTGCACAGTACCACTAATTAGCGGACTAGCTGATCTAGTTTTGTGAAATTTACTAGTACTAAGTTGTCCTGCTTTAGTAATACCTTTAGACTCCATAGCAGCAGCCTCAACACCTTTCAGTGGATCAGTGTCTTGGTGCCAAGCTCTGTAAATACTTAAAAGGTTTTCTGGTACATTACCCCAACGACCAAAAGAATCGCGGAGAATTTCTCTAGCTTTTCCACGTTCAGCTTGGGACAACCGTCTTAGTGTATCACCACCAGTACGTTGAGCGTACATATGGTGAATCACATCAGACATTAGCAGTTTACGTGATGTTTTAGTACCACGACTAGTTTCATCTAGCAGTGATTGTTCAATTCTACGGATAGCATCGACTAACTCCTTACCACTCATGTTTTTAGAGCGAGCCATTTCTAACAACTCGCCATAAGCTTCTGGGTTAGCAACTAGCTCACCGGAAAAACGTCCAGCTCGTTTAAACTGAGATCCACCAGGACCAGACGGTTTAACACCTGCTTTTCTTAGACTGTCTTCATAATTATTTATTAGATCAACGGCCCATTCTTCTAGTTGAGCTAGTTCTTTATCCATTACTTAATATGCGATAAAATAAGGTCTTCTCTGGGAGTCATCCCAAAAGTTTCTCTCATCCACGAGAGCCAATTATTCGTTCCTTTGTTCTGATTACATTTCCTGCAGGATGGAACCAAATTCTTTGTTGTTGTTTCTCCTCCATAAAAACGAGGTACAACGTGATCAAGAGTAAGTTCATTAAGTTCATAAGATTTTCCACAATAGACACATTGACAGTTGAAGTGTTCCTTAATGGCACGTCGCCATAGCCGTTTCGCTTCAGGGCTAGTCATAGTCATTAAATTTTGCAGGTAGTGATCAGGACTTGGGAATAGAGGGGTCATGCATAACGTGAGCGTTTACCGTGACCATTGGCGGCACGATTTTTACTGCGGATCATAAGACGTGTTTTACCACTTTTGGAGTGAGAGACATCTTTACCGTCTCCATTACCATAGGTGCCACGTTTACGATTCTCTTTGTTAAGAGCTGCACGTTTGCTTTTTTGACGCGGAGTGCTATCGTATGCTTTTTGATACGATTTATAATTGCCGTTAGCATACTTAGCGCCTTTACGCTTTCGTACCATACAGCCTCCGTTGTACAAGTTCTGGGTCAATCGTCGGCAAAACAGTTGCCAACTTATCTAGGTGACTGCCTTCAATAGCAACACCACTGATATCGTTTTTAGAGAGCCAATCACACGCTGCCTTTAGGTCTTGCGTGGTGGCTTCACCAGATTTGATGCGAGAAAGGAATTCAGAAGTAACGAGATTGTGGAGTTCGTTAAACTGATCCTCAGTTGCTTTCTTCTTTGACATCTGCTTCTTTACTCACAGCAGGTTTTTTCTTACTAACCTTTTTAGGTTTAGCAGGTGCTACAACAGCGTAGCGGTTTTCGTTAGGCTCTTGCCACAAATGTCCAATAGCTCGTTCAGCTTTGGCTTCGCTTTCATAAGAACCCAGCACCTTGTCAGTCAGGGTGTCTACAACTTGATAAGGCATTAATCTTGTTTAGTAAGGGATACAATCGGTACAATGTCGTGACACAGTACCTCTACACGAGATCCAGGGCGAAACGTGAAGCCAGCCTTCATAATCTCAGTGCATTTCAACGCCCGAACGATTTCATAATCCAGGCGCATCTTCTCTTCATGCCGTCGTGCCAGTGCTTTACACTGTTCAATCATGCCACCGTCTAGCGGTATGCTAAAATTAAGCTGTGCTCCAAAGTTCTGACCACGTACATAACTATGTCCGTCATACGGAAGGGTATCGTTACCCATGTAAAACGGAGAAAAGGTCATTGTAGTACCGTTACAAGAATTACCCCCAGTAAACTGTTGTCTACTAGGGGCTCCATTGTTCTGGAATTGCACGGCCTGGTTGGTCACATTGCCCGTTGCGGCGGCGACTGGCGATGAATTGTTTTGTACTTTAGGCTCTTCTGCTAACGCAGGTGTTACTGAGAGAAGACAGAGAGCGAGGTAGTAGTAGCAGTGGTGTCGATGGTTCGAGTTACGTCGATTGTTTCCACGACGCCCGCTGCTCGGGTTACAGTCTCCAGTTGAAACTGTTCTCCGGCGGTATTTACCGACCAAGTAGTCGCGGAGTCTGTGATGTCCCCACTTGGGGTTACGTTGGTTCCAGACCATGATGAATATGCACCACCATACACTTCGGTTGCGATAGTTTCGGTGATGGTTTGAGTGGTGGTTGTAGTTGACTGCATACTACCTTGTGTAAACTGAGGTGTAACAGTCTGAGCTTTGGCTACTGCGGGTGATAACAGCAAAACCAATAGAAGTAGTTTTTTCATTTTGGCGGCTCTTGTTTAGTGTTTTTATCGACACGAGCAATCCCGTAGGAAGCAAGTGTACCGCTAAGCAAACTAGCTACAAAAGTGGGATCCATCTTTTGAAGCATTCCCATATATGATGCTGTTAAGACACCGGCACTCCAAATAAGTACAAGTGCTTTCACTATTTCGCTAAAGAAGTCGTGGAAAAAATTGCTAGGTTTCTTCTCCATTTTTCTTTTTCTTTTTAGTTAGCATTTTCTTAATAATAGGTTTTAATACGCTAACTGTCCGCTTAAAAATAGCAGTAGCTGTTAGGGTGGCTGCAACTGAGACAGTAGCAGTCGTGCCAGCCGTCACAAGAATCTCGTTACTTGGTAACGGTACAGTATAATCAGTACCAGGCACATCAACGTAACGAACCTGTGCCGGTGGCGGTGGCGGAGTAGGTGGTTTAGGTGGCGGAGGCTTAGGTTTAGCCTTCTTAGTTTCAGAAGGTGTCGTACCCTTGACTCCTGGTGGTGGTCTAAGGTCCGCAGGAGGCACTACAAGCGGCTTGTACGAGGGTAAAGTAGCTCGTGGTACCTCCAATACCGGACGGGGTAGTACAGGCGGCTCAGGAAGGCTCAGAACCGGCAGTACCGGGGGAGAGCCTAAGTCCATCAGCCGCCAAAGAGACCACGTTCGATGAAATCAACAGCTTGATCATCGACAGTGTTATCAGATTGCTCAGCCAGTTTGCGGAGCATGTCAACGATAAGGCGCTTTACTTTGTCGCTATTCAGAAACGACATAAGTACGGGACGGATAAGTGCAATCATGATGTTTAATGATGGTGAGTAGGTTGATTACATTCGCAATAGTCAGGTATCTCAACGATACCGATTGCTTCTTTTTCTTCAAGTGTGTGATGCCTTAGCCAGCCAGCAGGGTATTGGTTGCCATTAACATCCACAAAAGGAATGTCATATTTAAGGACGTGTCCGTTATAGATTTGTGCCATAGTAGTTATCTTGCGGTAGCGGGCGAAACACCGGAGCCGCCGAATGGATTCTCGGAGAGTGCGATGAAAATATAGTCCGAGCCACTTTCATTGACTGAATTATTTACGCTTCGGATTTTGAAACCATTAGACAAAAAGTCAATGTCTACAGCGCTGTCGTCAGACTCTACCGCAGTTAGGTTTGGATTGAGACGCTTAGTGCTGGGATTATATGTGTCCCTAACGGTGTCTTTTATGACCCAGTTTGTCTCACTGCCACCAGCGTAGTTCTTGATAATCAAAACCGACGGTCTGAAGCCGCAATGGACGTAAGGTCCGTCTGAGTTTCCAGTTCCTGAGTACTCAGATATACGTGAATAGCCCTCTACTTCAGCAAAACAGTAGGCAATATAGTCATTTGTTGAGCCGCCTGTTCTTGTATTTGTACCGATGCTAAATACTGTTGAAGTAGGTGATGTGTTGTTCCAGTACCCTGAATTAGTGTCGTTTTTAGCGGACGTATCGAGATACACGGCTTTAGTGTTTCCCATGCTTGCGTGATACACCGCCCAGTTCTGGGCAGCATCCCTGTCTTTAACAATAATCAGCTTTGGCTCCACGCCAAGACCGTGACCCACAGTACGAACAGCGTTTTCCGCTGTATATCCCACCACGGAAAAACCAGCCGTGGCATTAACGCTTACCGTGCTAGTCACACTGCCATCGGTGTTGCTTGAGCCGCTATTTTGTGCAGCTTTCCAGCCCCAACCGACATAAGTAGCGTTCAGAATATTTGGATGGTCTGAACCATCGTTGCCAATGGTAAAGCCCGTCGAAGTGAGTCCCGTCACATCAGTATCAGTGTCTTCAGAGTTAGTGCCATTTGTCTGAAGTCGATACATTACTGTTCCGTTGTCTCCCCGCACAACGTCATGCAATCTGACGCTCATACCTGAAGCATCACGCCGCATAATCCATAGCAGATCAGGCTGAAAGTTGTAGCCAGCTTGGGTGCGGGCTGATCCTGTACCAGTCCACAGCACTGGCATCATATTCTTCGACCCATCCTTAACCGTCGGCGCGGGGAGGTTTGACGTGTTCAGCGCCTTGAAACCCGTGGGTGGGGTGTAGGCAAAGGCGCGTTGACCGAAGTTGACCGGATGTGTAGTAGTTGGCGATGGATTTTCTCGGTCAAAACCAAAGAAATAGGGTCCATCAACGGTGAAACTGTCCCACTCCAAGATTCTTGTATTGTTTTTGTAAAAGATGCACCCACCGTTGTCGGCGTCCAAAGCAATACCGATCACATCTCCTGTCGTCCAAGTAGCGCCAGCGTCGTAAGTATTCGTGGAGTTTTGGCTATAAACAGTGCCTCCGCCCGTGCCTACAAGAACTTGGTTGCTCGCTGCAGCATTAAGACGTAAAAAAGGATCTGTGCCAATTCCAAACCAAGTATTTGCATTGTTGCAAGTGACTTCACAGTACCATTTGCCAGAACTAACCCCAAAGGTTGAGTAAGCAGTTTCACCTGTTGCAGTGTTGTAGACAAGATTGCCGTCGCTGAGGTTATTATTTTTGACAAGCGGATTCAACGTACACCAGTTCGTCGTCGGCGTATCGCTCATCACGTCCGTTCCAGTGCCGGAGGTGGTGAAGCCAGAAGCGGTAAAGTTGTTGCCGTTGCCGCTGTGGTCGTGACCGATGCCATTGGTGGCAGTGGGGTCGCCTTTTATATAGAAACCGTTGGTGCCGTAGGAGCCGGTGTAACGCTTAGGACGCCACACGCCAGATTCGTCTTCCTCGCCAAAACTTGTAGGGTCTAACTGAGTGCCATCAATTTGATGGATCTCTGCCATATACCCGCCGTAGTAAAGGCTCGCGCCTTGGGCGTAACGACCGATGTCGTGCCTGCTTGTACCGTTCCAGCCAAGGGTCTGATTTTGCGTCGGATAAGTAGACGTGCCAAATGCGGTTATCTGTTCCCCGTTGATGTAGAGCTTGAATCGGTTTGCTTCAGTTGCTTGAGTCGTGTCTACAGCAACAACTAAGTGATACCAGGCGGAAGGGTCTCTGAAAACTTGCGTAGTTACGAAATTAAGGCGGGCGCCGCCAGAGTCATAAATCTGAAGGGTATTATCACTTTTCCAGCGAATCTGGCTTTCATTTGATCCATCACCGCCATATACAGGATTGAAGATGCCTTGGTTAGCCGTTAAAGAGCCCCTTTTCAGCCAAGCACTAAACGTCCAAGTTTTTTGGTTACCTGCACTGCTTGGGGTTCGATTGAGGTATGTAGAACCGTTGTCATCAAACCGCAAGCTCTGCTCGATTTCATACGTCGCCGGACCGGCATTAAAAAACGAAGAGAACATTACGCAATTCCCTCCGTCCAGTTACCCATCAGCAGAGTCGTGCTGTTCTGGACGTAGAACGGAATGAT